TCGCTATTGTTTTTTTCTACCATATGTAGTAGATTTGATCTAAAAATCAAAATCATCGATTCTTTTGGAGTATAAAAACAGCTTTTATATGAAGCCGATGTATAATTACCGGCATCGATAGGCAGTTGACACATATCTGCAAAAGATTCAATAGTTTTAAATAAAATATTTCCGCAATTATTATTTGCTTTAACATAGTAGACAAGACTAAAATGTGAATCACTGTGTTGATGATATTCTTGAAAATTTCCCACAGCTCCAATATTAAACCAAAGCTCGTCACAGCTAAGACTATCTAGAGATTTATTGATGCCGTACTGCCGAGAAAATTCTAATACTTTTAATTTACAGATATTAATCAGTTGATTTATTTGTTGATCATTATCAAGCTTATAATTAAATTTGCCCAACGTGTTGTACGTATCACAGTTCCAAGATGTACCTGTTAAGTTTTCATTATTTTTTTGAATAGAATAGGCTTTATTAGAAAAATAAGAATTTCTATCTTTGAATTCTTCTAAAACTTCATGAGAAATTAAAGTGGGAAACCAAGAGTCTATCATTTGAATTCTAAATAAGATTTATTAGAAAAACTTTTTATCTGTGTTCTTTTTTCTTCCGGTAGTAATCCTAGCTGCTCCCTCTTATCGAATTTAAAATCGGCACAGGGCCCATCTTGATTAACATAATGAAAAAACCCTTGTGCGTGCCAAACATCCTCAGAATGATTCAGCGGATACCTCCAATGGGGCAAATCCATTCCTCGGTAAATTAACATATCACCCGGTTTAAGATCAGCAGGAAAATCGTTTGCAATGTAAATAGGCCAACTAAATGATTTGTCATCGTAACTATAGTTAAAACACAAAGTACAAGATATTTCACAAGATTGTCTATCAGTATGCTTAACTAATTCTGCGCCGTTTCTATAAATCCTGTAATAAGAATAAGTAGGATGGAGTTTTAAGCCAGTAGCTTCTTCCATAGTTTTTTGTAGATGTAGTAAAACTGTTTCTGTGATCGGATTAGCATAAGAAGCGTATGATCCAGGAACCTGGGCGTCCTCTCCGTTGATGCCAGGTACAAATCGTTGACTCTCATCGAATAACAATGTCTGTGTTACAAAATCTCTCAACTCATCAGATATCGCAGATCTAACTATACAATAACCTTTTTTAGCAAATTCGTTTTGTGTACTCATATTTTATCCAAAGTATTTTTTAAAAGGGCAAGAAGATTTTTCTTCTATTGATGTTTGCAATTTCTTCTTTCTATTGTAAAATTTTACAGCATCATCTGAATTTCTTCTAAAAAGAAACCTATCTACACCAAAAATTCTCAGCCATTCTTCTTTGCTTACTAAATGATTTTTTATTTTTATTTTTCTCTCAGTTAGAGGGTGCAGAATAGCCAATGGTGTTAACGGTGAAATATTTATTTTTTTACTCTGCAGTTGATTAACGATAAAAAAATTAATCTCTGTAGCGTGTTGAAATTTATAGTTTACGGTTGCTGGCAATATCGTTAAATCGCATAGCAGATCCCTCATATTCCAAGTTGGCTGCGTCCAGGTAAAATAAATTTCTTCTTTGGTTCTAAAGGCCCACGGGCTAGTTATTTTGATATTTTTACCAGACTCGCCAGCAAATCCAAAAAACTGAGAAGGTTTGTGAGAGTTATCTGTACTAACATCTTGATTGCTGGCCTGCCATCTATACAATTCAGGATTCCCTTGTTCTAAGATATCTACATCCATTTCAAACCATGAAGGAATAACGATGCCTTTTTTATAAAATTCAATAAATCCAGGACAATTTTTAATAGTAGCTTCGCTGTCAACATTCACAGCAGGAGTTTCTTTCCACCAATTTGGAATAAATTTTGTTGCATGATCTATTTTTGCATGATCGTAGACATACGGAACATGAGTAAAACAATCTAAAACGATTTCTTTAGATTTGTTAAAAATCATATTTGTCGATCTCTGATCCAAGTAACCAAGGCATATTTTGTTCCTTCGATTACGGGATGCGCTACGTGTGTATAAGCAAAATTACTAGGAAATAGAATTAACATTCCAGGCTGAGGCTTGATCTTTACACCAAAATGTGTAAATTCTAATTCCCCACCCTTGTAATCGTTGTTAAGGTATACTAATGCAGATACTGCTCTGGCCATAGCTGTACCGCCGTCATAATGTGCCTTATATTCTTCTCCACCCCGATACTTTAATAAATTATAACCCTCGTGCCAAAACGGTTCTTGTATGCCTAATCTTTTTGCATAAGGTATAGTTGACGCTAATAATAAAAGATTAAGTTGATTATGAATATTTTGCAGAACGGGATTACCGCTTACCTGAGCCAAATGTGTAATAGCCATCAACTTATTGGTTCTATAATTTTGAAAGGGCCCATCGGTTACAGTTCCTGCCTGTTCCCAAAAAGCTCCGCTGTCTGGATTGGATGCTTCTTCTTCGACCATCTTTATAGTTTCAGATGGATTTGGCCAGGCATTTTCAAAAATATCAATACAACCAGCTACTGTTGTGCTGGCTTTAATTTCTCCGGGAAATATCCCATTTACCATAGATGTCATAAATTATTCCTAATATTATATTTAAAGGCCGCTTTAACGATCAAAATCATTATCAACTATTCTTTGATCCAGCACCATGTGTTGTCAAAACAACTAAGCTGTGCAGTAATATGTTCTTTATCTCTAAATTCGAGAACAGACTGTTGAATCAATACGCTGTCCCAATCGTGCCCAGAAAATAAACCCCCAGTTTTCAGTTTCGGATACCATTCACAAAGGTCTTTGTCGCTTTGTTCTTTAGTCATATAAGTATCTATGAATATAAAATCGAAAGTTTTATCGTCGAATAATCCTAAAGCCTTTGAGCTATCCTCTTCAATTAATTCTGCTTTGTGATTATTATCACAAAATCTAATGTTGTGTATAGCAGTGTGTTTTATACAATCTACAGCTTTTTCGTCCCACATAATAGGCGGATCTGCCAATTGATCAACATAAGGTAAGAATGCGTCTATTCCGTATAATTTTTCAATATTTGGACAATTTGATAAAAACGTGCAGAAAGTATGAGCCTTAAAAACTCCTAGTTCTAAACCTATGAGATTCGATCCTAATTTTAAATTTATTAGGTGCACCAAACTCTGGCCGTCATTGTACTTGTCGTTAAAAGAATAGTTCAATTTTTCCATTTGTAATAATTAAAATTAATTACACATCTCACTTTCTCATCAGAACTAGTCGTTCCTGTGTGTCGCATATCAGCGGGAAAAATAATCATCCTATTAGCTGTTGATTCGATAATTTCGCCCGATTCAAATTCAGTAAAACCATTGTTAGAATTTACGTAAAATATAGCAGTCTCACCGTTGAAATTTTCAAAATCTACGTGCATAGGGTATTTGATTATATCCTGCGTTCTCGTTGTTAGGTTTGCTTTGATTCTCACTAACGCAGATGGATTTAAAAAATTTATCAAAGGTTGCAATACATCAATGTATCTGCTTTGCGCAGAGTAGTTATTGTAAAAAATGTGCTGAAATTGAAAGTCAAATTCGTTGCCCTTATAATCGCTGTAATTTTTACCTACTTTATAAGGAAAATAAAACCAAGGAAAATCGTTTCCTAGCAGAGATTGTTGCAGATGTGCAAGATCTGCATCAGCGAGTATATTGTCTTTTTTTACGATCATGGCTTTTATTTAACACTGCGAACCGCTAAAAAACGATAAATAGAAACTGTAATATGTTCATCAGTTTAATAGATAAATATCATATCACGGGAGTTAACCAATGCCATTTATAACTAGCATTAGAAAAAATCATCTACAAGAACAACCAAATGCCGTAGATCTACCAAAGGATCTATGGATTATAGAAGGTGGAGATTCTGTAGTTACCGCAGGCGGATACAGAATTCATACATTTCTCAGAGGACAAAGCGAATTAAAAGTTCTACTTAATCCTAAATACCAACAGTACGCAGATAAAATCGCGCTCACATCAGGATCGGCTAGTAAATCAGCAGATTATCTTATAATCGGTGCAGGCGGTGGCGGCGGTTGTGATATTGGAGATGCTGGTGCAGGTGGCGGCGGTGGAGCAGGCGGATATGCTTCCGGAACTGTGACACTGGAGGCAGGAACCTATCCTACCAGTGTTGGAACTGGTGGTAACGGTGGTCCTCCGAACACACGTAACCCGGGAGCTACGTACCAAGGCGGTAATACTGCATTTGGAGGCCCGGCTCCTGTAACAGCCACTGGCGGTGGCGGTGGCGGCAGTCCTTCAGCGAGTGCTAGTCCTGGTGGATCTGGAGGCGGTGCTGGAGCTAACCCTTCTGCGAACGGAAACGGAACCCCGGGACAAGGAAATCCAGGAGGAACATCTGGTACTTTTTATGCAGCAGGTGGCGGTGGCTCAGGTGGCAGCGGCAATCCAACTCCAGGTGGTCCGGGTGGTCCAGGCGGCAGCGGCACAACTTGGCCTGTTAACTCTACAGTATATTCAGGTGGTGGCGGTGGCGGTGGCAGCGTTCCGAGAGGCCCGCAAGGTGGTACCGGTGGCTCCAACGTGGGAGGCATTGGTGGCGGACCAAACTGTCCGCAGAGCAACGCAGGTCAGCCAGCACCCCAAGCCGGTGGAGATAACCGAGGCGGTGGTGGTGGTGGCGGCGGTGCATCACCAGGACCTGTTGGTGGCAATGGAAGTCCTGGAGTGATCATCGTTAGATATACTTTCCCTTGATATGGCACAATTTAAAACGACTTATACGATACTTCAACGCCCAGATTACGACGAATTATATAATCGCAACATCTACGATTCTGATCGACCAACTTTCCCTCCACAGACCCAGTGGACCTATGATAGGGAGATGCAGATAGAAGATGTTGATATTTGGGAAGTTTTACATGAATCGTCTGGCGGGCTTGGTGTTTACGTCTCTTGGTCTCCGTACGCAGAGTTTTATATGATCACCACAGGATGGTATCCTAAACGTCCAGAAGAGTATGTCAATCAAAGAAAAATAGAAACCTATTACGGTTCAGGCGCTCAACAAAAAGTTTTAAAACGTGCTAGAGATTTCAATATGGTTTTAGAAACTCATAAAATCTGGGTAGACGACAGCGAACTTTGGTTGTATCAATCAACACCAACACCAGTTCCTGCAAAAATTATCATATAAATGAGATTTAAAAGATTTGAAAATATTTTAAATTCTCCCTGGTATAGCGGTATATTTGATCCTCAGATAAAATCACTGCCCGTTTCCGAACCCTGGAAAGATCCCAGGACTCCGACTATCGATGATATAGATATCTGGGAAGAGTTGCATTTTGAAGAAGGGAATCTAGGAGTGTATGCTGCGTGGCATCCTCACACAGAATTTTATATAATTACATATAACCTGTTCATGGATGTGCAAAAGGGTATAGAAAAATTTTTTGGACCCGATGCTGTAGATCAAGTGATTAACAGATGCAAAGATCTTGGAGTGACTCTAGAAAGCAAGCAGATCTGGATAGACCCTAATCAATAATCCTAAAAAGAAATATCGTCTTATCTTTTATATCCCCGAATTTGATTTCCCGCCATTTTTTGGTACTACGATCTGTAACCAATTTAGCGTTAAATTCTTCTAGCCAAAGCTTTTTGAGTTCCTTGGTTTTGTTAAAATCTTCCTTGATTTTATCTAAAATGTGCTGATATTTTTTAATTACGATTCTGTTCCCTTTGACAAAAATAGGATTTATACTGTCTGAATTTTTATCATAAATTTTAATCGTTTTTGATGATTTGGACATAGTCGAATATTTATGGATCTTGAAAAATTGAATTAATATCATCTGATAAATAAGACTATGCAATCGATTGACATCCTAAGATTAACGCCCTACGGCACAGATTTTCTAGATAGAAAAGTAGGATCTAGAGGAGAAATTCTATACGACAGTGAAACTGGAACCGTTAGGATTTATTCCGGAGATCTAGCTGGCGGTATAGCTTTGTTACGAGCCGACCTCGACAATGTCGAAGGGTCACTGGGAGCTACTCCGGGACTGACTCCACCTAGCACAAATGTAAAACCCGGAAATTTATGGTTTAACACAGCCAACGGAAAACTATTCGTTTACTACAATGACGGATCTAGTTCTCAATGGGTGCAATCCCCATCTTTCTATTTTGGATCAGCGGCTGCAGGCGTAACAGCCATTAATTTTCCCAGCAGCCCTACATTAAATCAAACCCACACCGATGGCGCAACCACTTGGAAGTGGAACGGCACATCTTGGGAACTAGCTAATATCACAGCACTGTCGGTGACTACTGTTTCTGCAAGTACCGGGTTTACCGGCAACTTACAAGGAAATGTTACTGGTAACTTACAGGGAAATGTCACTGGAAATGTTACCGGTCAGGTCAGTACTATTGCTAATCATAACCTAGACGGCCTAGGCGATGTTGTTGTAACAAATCCAACAAATGCACAGGTATTAGCCTGGAGCACTGCTAACAATAGATGGGAACCGTTGTCGTTCAGCGGATTCAGCGGCGGAACTGTACCTAACCCTATATTAATCACAGCAACAACTGTTAGTACAAGTTCTATAACAGGTGCTTTAAGGGTATCGGGCGGTGTTGGTATTTTAGATGATCTTTACATAGGAGGTCATTTAGCCGTAGAAGATGAATTTTTATCGTTAAGAACAAGATCTGAATTAAGATTTTATGATGCAGATAACAGCAATTATGTAGGATTTAAATCTCCCGCAGTTATCGGATCAAATCTTATTTGGACACTGCCTGCCACAGACGGCGATTCCGGACAATTTTTAAGAACCAATGGTGCAGGAGTGTTAAGCTGGGCCAGTGCCAGTGGAGGTGCAGGCGGAGAAACTCCTCCAGGCGGGTCAAATACTCATATTCAATTTAATGACAGCGGATCGTTCGGCGGCGATGGCAGCTTTACTTTTGATGTTGCTACTACTACAGTAAATATTCCTACTTTAATAGGTGCTGGTGTTGTAACATTTACTAACAACACAGTGTCGACGACAACTACCACCGGCGCTGTAAAAATTACCGGCGGTGTGGGCATACAAGGACAGATAAATGTAGGTGGTGCCACAAATAAATTTACTGCATCAACCACTTCAAGTTCTGCTACAACAGGTGCTGTTGTAGTAGCAGGAGGAGTAGGTATTGGCGGAACTGTGAATGTAACAGGAACAGTCAGCAGCGCAGCATCCCCTACAGTAGCATCTCATCTTACAACAAAGTCTTATGTAGATGCAGCAGTTTTAGCTTATTCAATAGCGTTCGGAGTTTAAGGAAAACAAATGGCAAAGAAACTCGTAAAAAATTATGTTTTTACACCCGGTGTAAGCTTAGACGCTAACCTTTATCCAGAAGGTTGGAGTTTAATTAATCAGAATCGGCAATTCATTATCAAAGAAATCGTTGCATTTATAGACAATCAAGTAGCCAGTGCTGAAAAATGTGAAAGAGACATCGAATATCTAGTAGATGCTGTTGGTTTTGATCTAACGCTAGGAACAAATTACAATTCTGTTTTCCAGGGTCTTGCTGAATATAACTCTGTTGATATTTCAGAGACTGTGGTAAGAACGATTAACAGAGCAAGAAATTATATTTTAACCATAAGTTCAGTAGCATCAAATGCTACAGCAGTAACTAGAGTAAATTCTTTTTTCAATGAAGTTATAGATATAGCTACTAACGGAAGAAATTCTGCAGATGCAATAACTTTTACAACACCTACATCAGGTTCCACTGCCAGCGAAGTAGCTGCTAAAGATAGATTAGTTGCAAATATAAATTTCTTAGCTGCCGAAGTAAACGCTTGGGTAGCAGTAAACTATCCAGCTGCTGACCACGACGTTGCTAAGTGTACCCGAGATGTAAAATACGCTGTCAATGCTCTATGCTATGATATACTCTATGGCGGAAACAGTGCTACTTATGATCAGGCTAAATTTTTCTTCTACGGATTCGCCGGTGGCGGCCCAGGTATTGATCCAACGCACCAGGTAGCTACAGTAGCGGCCTACGGAAGATTAAAAACAATCGTAGGCGAAGTAGTAAGAGGAGATACAGTAACAGTCAGCACAGGCAATGCACTGACTCAAAACACATCTGGATCAAATGCCGATGCAGGTGAAGCGACAATATTAGAAAACCTAGTGCAGATCACAGCAGATGTGATTAACTCAGCTAATCAAGCAGCAGCACTGGCTGTACTAGCAGGTTATGGAAGAACACTGCCAGATGTTACCTGGGCAGCAGCAGGATTACAAAGTGCTAAAACAGCTATCGACTCTGCTAGAACCACTATCGTTACCACTGCTGTTGGATATACTGGTTACGTATACGATCAAGCCAAATGTGAAAGAGATACCGGGTATGTCATAGATGCATTACTGCACGATTTAAGATATGGCGGCAACGAAGAAATTAGATTTGTAGCCAGCCAGTATTGGGATGGAGATATTCCTCAGATCGACGGAACCAGATTTCCTGAATATGATGCTTATGAATTCGCACAAGATCTCATAATGCTCTATATTTTAGAAAATCAATTAGATGCCAACCCAGAACAAGATATAGAAATACAGGTAATCGATAACGATCTAGCCACAGAATCGGGACCAGCTGACCGAGTTGAAGAATTATTAGGTTACATTATCAGTGTTGTACAAAACGGGTTGAGTTCTTTACCTGAAGAAGAAGTAGCGGTAGGTCGAGTTGAAGTTTTAGGTAAGATAGAATTAGAAGATCTATTGTTGATATCAAACGTCACAGATAACGTTGTAATCTACAACTTTGCTGAACCAACTAAAGGCGCAACTGTAACATTTACTGAAGGTAATTCAGATGCGTATCCAAACGCACTATCGGTGAACAACGGTGTTACAGTAATTAAATTCAAATACGATACCAGTTCGATGTCGTCTACAGACAGCATTCAGGTATTTTTAGAAAATACAGAACTTAAAGTAAGACCATATGATTTTGGCACAGATGCTATCGAACGTATGCGTGTGGCACAACCTCAGGCCATGCTTGATGCTGACTTTGAATACGGTCTACAACCTACTAAGTGGCAAGCGATTGGTACACAGCGCGGGTATCCGTCAACCTACGAATTAAGTGCTTCGGATATCCCGGTCAATAACATTACCACAGATGCCAGCACCCCAACCAGCGGAGTTGGTGCCAGTTTAATAACTGTTACTACTCAATCTAGTCATGGCTTAACTGCAGGAACACCGATTACGCTTAGAGCTCTTTCGTCATCGATCACAGGATTTGCTAGAGCAGAGGGAACTTTTTTAATTTTTGACGTGCCGTCATCGGCAGTTTTTAGATACTACGCCAAAGCTAGAGTAGGAACATCGTCGGGTCAGGTATTGGCCACATCAAACAGTCAGCTTCGCCAAGCAGGATTTTATTCAGGTGCATCAGTAGGTACAGCTTCTATCTCGGTAGCATCAAATGGATCTAGCGGAACACTGACCACAGCAGCGTTGAGAACAGAAAGTGGCGGTAACACCCTGTCATATCTAGGTACTCCCCCGCCGGTTGGATCTCCTTTATCTGGAACAGGAATAGCCACAGGTACACAGGTAACTGGTATTTTTGGAGATATCAACAGTGACGGTATTCAAGATTATAAATTTGTAAGAACTACATACTCTCCAGGTGCCACAGCCATTGACATAATTGATACGTTAGGTTTAGAAGCTGGAATGGCTGTAGGCAATGAAGCAGCGACTAATCTATTAAGAGAAATCACTTCAATAGTTGGAACCACACTCAATCTTAGCGGTTCTGTGACCGTAGGACATACCGGAGACGAAAGCAGTTATACTGGAAGTTTATCAACAGTGACACCAGCTGGATCTAATTGTTTTCTAGATATTAATGTCACTGCTGGTGTTTATTCTGTGGCCGGCATCGGCGGGTCTGGCGGCGGAGCAGATTGGCAACAAGGCGATACTCTGTTGATCACAGGAGATAATCTAGGTGGCACTTCGCCTACCAACGATCTGTATCTCAACGTTGACACTGTGTCTGTTGGTGCTGTAACTGCGGTAACGATCATCGAAGGCACGGGCACAGGTACTGCTTCTTTCACAGATATCGAAGCATTTAGCACAGGAGCCAGAGGCACAGGCGGTGGAAATTTCACTATCGATCGAGCAGCTGGCAGTTATGAATGTTCTACCTTTCCAACTACAGGGTCTAGCAAATATTACGTAGGAAATAGATATAAAGTAGCAGGGACAAACTTTGAAGGTACTTCGCCTACCAACGATGTCTTTATTACAGTGACCTCAGTCAGCGGAACTGAACTAGCAGGCGTAAGCGTGTCGGGAACTGCGGCCAGAGGCGATCAAATTCCTATTTACAATACTATTACTATATCGGCAAATACTACTGCTAATGTCAATGCAAGCAGCTCTATTACATACAGCGCCATCGCTACTATACAAATAGATTTTGCTTCTAATCACGGATTAGTCCCAGGAAATTCTATAAACGTTGCTATTTCAAGTGCTGGAACCAATCATCAACTGGCTGCGGGACCGTTCTCAGTAGAAGCTATCCCTAGTTTGACCAGCATACAATATACCTGTAGAGCTCCGGGGACTGTAAGTACATCAACACCAGTATTAGGAACAGTGTATGTAAGACCAGATACATTTTTTACTCATAGACCGTTTGACGGAGGTGTTCAATTAGGCACAGGAGGTCCCCAGCACGGCGGACAGGCGATACGTCAGAGTAAAAAATACATACGATACCAGTCTGGTAAAGGAGCTATGTACAACACCGGTGCATTGTTTGCACCTAGCTACGATCTAAGGGCAGTTACCGCAGCCAGCACAGCTCAGGGAGCAATAATCACTGTGGTTACCGACGATGTGGATCACGGTGTGCAGGCAGGTGCAAGAGTTAGACTAAGCGGACTTCAAACAACGGGTTACAACGGAGATTACACTGTAACGGAAATCGAAGATGAAAGAACATTTAGAGTCACGGCCTTAACACAGCTAGGCAGTACCACTGCAACTATCGGATCTCAATGCCAGATGTCTCTGCTTAACTGGCACGGAGCGGTGGTTAGGTCAGGACCTTTTGACGATCAGAACGGGATCTTCTTCCAATACGACGGAAATCAATTGTCTGTGGGAAGGAGAACCAGCACTTTCCAGATTGCTGGAACTATAGCTATCAATTCTAACAGTAACACGGTAACAGGAACTAACAGTAGATTTAGAGACCAATTACAAGAAGGCGATAGGATCGTTATTAGAGGAATGACACACGTTGTTTCTAAGATTGATTCTAATACCAGTATGTATGTAACTCCTGATTTTAGAGGAGTCAGTAATATATCAGGTGTAAAAGTTTGTAAAGTCCAAGATCTAATCATTCCTCAATCAGAATGGAACCTAGATAGGTGCGATGGAACTGGTCCTAGCGGTTACAATATCGATATCACAAAGATGCAGATGATTGGTATACAGTTCAGCTGGTACGGTGCTGGTTTTATTGACTGGATGTTAAGAGGTCCCGACGGTAACTATACATTCTGTCATAGATTAAAAGGTAATAACTTAAACTCGGAAGCTTATATGAGAACTGGTAACGGACCAGTGAGATATGAAGTTTTAAACGAAAGCGCAAGATCCAGATTGGCAGCATCTATCAGCGATGACCAAAATTTTCTAGAACTAGATGATGTATCAGATTTTCCTAACAGCGGAACGGTGTATGTGGATAACGAACTCATCAGTTTCAGCGGCAGGAGTGTTAGTCAAAATTATCTAACTGGATGTACACGTTCGGCCAGCTTAACAAATTATGCTGCAGGCGCGGTACGAACTTACACAGCAGGTGATGCAGCAGCACACGATAGTCGAGCAGGAGCTGTTTTAGTTTCCTGTACAACCAGTCCAATTATCAGCCACTGGGGTTCTGCTTATCTAATAGATGGAAACTTTGATTCTGATCGAGGATACATTTTTAACTACGCTGCAACGGGAATTTCGGCTACTCTAGATAAAAAGACCGCATTTTTTATTAGATTGGCTCCCAGCGTCAGCAATGCTGTGGTTGGGGATCTAGGCGAAAGAGAACTGCTGAATCGAGCACAATTATTACTGTCACAGTTATCCATCACTTCCGACACAGTCACAGGTGGCGGAGCGATCGTTGTTGAAGGTATTTTGAATCCAACAAACTACCCGACTGATCCTAGTAAAATTACTTGGAACGGTCTACAGGCAGCAGCCGCAGGTGGACAACCTAGTTTTGCGCAGGTTGCGCTAGGAGGTTCAGTAGAATGGGGTGGCGGCTCGAGCACTAGTACTGCAACTGTACAAGGAGCGTTAACTACCACAGCCAACGCTGTGTCATTTAACAGTATAACTCAAACATTAACTGCAAGATGGTGGGATCCAGACGTAGCACCAAACAGTCCTTATCAAAGCAGAGGCTCTTTCGGTAACAACTTTGCTATAGATAATATTACTAGAGACTCTTCAAGAGAGCTATTCGTAAGAACTAGCGATCTCGATGCTGCCAGCACTACGGTCGCAGTAGGAGATGAATTAAGCAATGCCAGCAACGGAGCATTTAAAAATAACACGAATATTTCTCAGATACAGAGAAATTATGTCACAGTTAGCGGAACAAATTATACCAGAATCGTCTTCGATGAAGATATTCAAACATCTTCATCTAGCAATATAGATGTGACTTTTACAGTGACTAGTTCTATCGCAGCTGAATATAACAGAGCGATCAGGACCAGCAGGAGTTCGATACTGATCGCTGATTCGGCAGTGACCAGTTCCGGATTAGCGGTCAACGACACTGTGACCAATGCTACATATATGACCAGTGCTAGGACTATTAACAGTATCACCACTGCATACTTTAAAACAGGTGGTACCACATATTCGTTGCTGAGTCTCAGCGGTGGGGGATCAAGCGACAGTCCAAGCGGTGCAGGGACTCAAAGTATGACCATAACCGCTTTCCAAACTGCGGCCAGCTACAGCGGTTCAAACTATGTATTCTTTACCAGTGCAAGCTGGGAATCATCTGGAGCAGCGTTGAGCACTCGAGTAGCTACTTCTGATACTAAGTTTCCAGCTGGTACAACAGTCACTGGTATCACTACGAGAAGCTTGGGTGCTAGTACAGTTTATAGAGTTAACTTCAGTCAAACTTTATCGTCTACTGCAAGTGCTGCGGGAACAGTGACATTTACTTTTGGTGCTGCGTATGCCCTGCCAGGCGAACAGGTATTTTCATTCATCAGCAATCCCGGAGACACTGATGTGCTAGATCTATCGCAATTGAAAGAATTAGGAACCACTGCTATCGGCGGTAGAGGTACGTTCCCTAATGGTCCTGATACATTAGCTATCAACGTTTACAAGGTCGGCGGAACTGCTACTAATGTTAACCTAATTTTACGTTGGGGTGAAGCTCAGGCTTAATTGTTTTAGGAAGAATAATCTCTCAATTTTTTGAGAATTTTCTTCCTAATTTCTGTGATATTAGATTTGATCTCACTGACTCCCACAGGCATATGATGGGACGTTGCGAGTTCTTGATGTTGGTTATCCAGTCTTCTCACTTCGTTGACCAGCTTGTTTAACAATTCCTGTAATTCCGTTTTGATACCGTTATCGTCAATACCGTCGATCTTAGTCTTCCATCCACGGTACTCTGATTGAAATCTTTCATTTTTTAACAGTGACAGCATCGTCTAACTCCAATATAGTTTCTATTTTAGTTCTTATAATTTGATTATTTAATGTGGTTTTCAAACCATTATGCAAATTCTTAGGCAAGTGGTCTAACTGTGCCCAACACAGCGTGGGAGCAGCAGTGGTAAGGAACTCTTGATCAACTAAGCAAACATATGTTCCATATTCAAAACCTCGGTCTTCGCTGAGATACAGCTCTATGGGTATTAATCTACCAGCACTGTAATCAGAGATCAAGTCTTGAGAGTCTTCTAAAAGATTTGATTTACGACCAAAAGTAGGAACTGTCCAGCGAGAATCTTCGTCTATTAACAATATACGACCTGTGTTCTTGGCTAGAAATAATAGTCCTGCTCTCTGTTGCATACTCATACTTATTATGCATCTAGATCGAATCTCCAGAACCCGGCAGTGTATTCGCCTTCGAAACTCTTTAACCATTGTTGACCATCCCACTTATACTGGATGCCTGTGGTCAAATTGGTTACATAATTATTTTCATTTTGTTCCGTTGGAGTAAAAACAGTGACCCACTCGTCACCGTTCCATTCTATGATTGAATTTTCTAAGATTTCAGGATCAGAACTGTCTAGATTTTTCCAAGCATCGGGACCGTCATAACCAGATTGGCCTCTATTTACACTGCTGTTCACAGCGTCTAACATCAGATATCTAGTGCCTACAGGTATATTCGATATTCCGTTAAATGTCTTTTTAGGATTAAAATTGTAAGGATCTATTATGGCAGTTAACGCATCTAAAGTATTAGACGGTACAGTATCTCTGTCAATGGTAACTGACAGGTAGTTAGGATCTAACGCATTTACTGTAAAGGTACCAGTGACCTCATAACCACTGGGCTGTAAAAAGTGTATTTTACTTAAGCCAGCGATATAACCTCCTTGTTGCTCTAACACGGTTTCCCAATTTATATCTTTGCCAAATTTATTTGTAAGAGGTATTTGTAGTACATTAGCTATTTGATTTACATCTAATATAGAAAGATTATATAAATTAGGCAGTCCGGGATTATTTGCACTTAACAACAGTATGCTATAGTTGTCGTTGGTTCTACGCACAGATACGTCCGCTCCTCTGTTTCCTAGGTTGAATGAAAGATCGCTGAGATTAAGAACATCGCCGTTTTCAGAAAACACATTAGAGATCACAGACCTTACTATACCCAATCTCTTGACCTTAGCAGGCGGAGTGATCCATACAGGCATTTCAAATTCTAAAGTACAGATATCTATTTCTGACTCTGCTCCCTGAGGTATAGTCCTCGAACTGAAATTAATATTATTGATATAGATAACACTTAAACTAGTCCAATCTAGATAATTATCAGTGGTCTGTATTTCTAAGCTAGGATTAAACAGCACTAAAATCTGTTCTAGTATCTGTAATTTTTGATCAGTGTTAGATGTCCATATGTCGCACTTCATAGTAAGTTTAAACGGAGTCGGCATGAGTCTTTCTACGGTATAGCCCCCACCTTGGCTACCACTATACACAGGATCTCCCGTGTTATCGAATTCATAAGATCGTTCTCTGATCTGGACTTTGCTAATAAAAGTTGGATCTGCTAATCGTGATGTATCTAACTCAAGTCCCGAAATATAACAAGCGACCTTTGGAACCGTAGACATTTTATTTTCAGAATTGTCTTTGATAATTCCAGCTACCTGTCTGGTCATGTCTCCGTACATCACAGGAATGTGTCTTTCCTCAGGAACCGATCCTCCTGTTTTATATTTGAATCCTATGAACACACGCATGAACTGCGTGACATATCTTCTTATCTGTCCGTCGTAGAAGTAATCCATTATGAATCTGCCTTAGGTCTTAGAGCTTTACTAAGGCTCTGTTTTTCTTTAACTGTTTTGCCATTGATAACATCAGTTTTTTGATTATTAATAAAACCAGTTTTTTGTGTATATCTAGCTTCCTTGCCTTCAAACATATCACCGCTTTCTTGTACGTCGTCTGGGCCGAGGTTACTCATTGTCATTCTAACCTGATCTTCAAATTTAATCCATCTAGTACCACTGAATCTAAACAAACGTTTAGGCATAAAATCTAATCTTAAACAAAATTGTCCTTCGACAGGATTTGCAGGAAATCCTGCACCTGCAGAGAAAGGAGCCCCATTTGGAGGCAGTCCGTCTCCCAACAAGTAACTGTCATAACCTTCGCTGGTAGGACTCTGTATCGATGTCGATGCAGTAGCCCCTACATAAATTGGATCCCCATTTTCGTCAAACACAAGATTGCCGTATTCATCTGTGGCCTGAGTTTCTCTGGACGCATCTATTTGTGTGGTATCTACACTGACTAATTCAGTGCGGCCATCATTATTCTTCTGTATATGATAATATTTGCTAGTATCATATCCGCTGCGAGGAGCATCTGATTCTGCCTGATCAAGAACTGCTTGAGTGATCTGCATTTCTTTTTCATAGGTGCTCATTATGTCTCTGAGCGTTTGATCACTGCCTTCGCCAGCTAACCCATCTAATATTTCTTTGAATTCTTGACTATCAACCAACGGCTTACATTTAGCACGATAGAGATGTGGATACCAAGTTACCGAGAATCCTTCAGCAGCTCTTGAAATTTCTTCAATCACATAAAATCTTTTAAGGGAGAATTGAAAATCGTTTAGGGCAAATTGATCCTTTAGATGCGGTAACTCTATAACATCGCCTGCTATCAATTTTCTGCCTATTTTTTCAACAGTATCATTGATGTGAAAACTTATAAAAATCGTATCATTCTGTAGAAATAATCCAAACTGACTAAGATTAAAATCAGTGTCTTGTATATTATAGACCCCTCTAAGGACATAGATATCGGGATCGTATTTTCTATCTCTATTTTCTAAAAAAAGCAAATCCTGTATATTACTCACACTGGTATTAGCATAATCCGGTGTAGTTGGAGTATCTTCGGCTGGGGTACCTGGACCTATGTATTTGTGAACAAAAACGTCAGTACCGCCAACCTGGAACATTTCCCAGATATTTTTGTCGATAAACTTATAGTCGTTGCCCTTTTCTGGGCGATAAAGCGAGAGTCTTGGCATAGTCTTATATTTACCGCTACGATAAATAGTTGTATGAGCCAAACTAACCAGATCAAACAAGGTGTCTACGATTACTGCAGAACTATGCTAGGCGACGGCATGGTTGATGTTGAGTTAGATCCTATACATTATGAAACTGCGCTAAACAGAGCTTTATCTGTTTTTAGACAACGTAGCGATAATTCTGTAGAAGAATCGTACATATTTTTAAACTTACAACCCGATGTAAACGAGTATACCCTACCTCAAGAAATACAACAGATTAGACAGATTTTCCGTAGAAGTGTAGGTTCTCGGACAGGCGGAGGAACAGGCGGAACAGTGTTCGAGCCATTCAATCTTGCCTATTCAAATACATATCTATTGAGCTCAACCAATATGGGCGGACTATTAACCTATGAACTGTTTTCAGGATATCAAGAACTGGTAGGAAAAATGTTTGGTAGTTTTATTAATTTTACGTGGCAACCTGAAAGCAGAAAATTAGTAATACACCAACGTCCTAGAACAGAAGAAAGTGTGATGATTCAGGCTTACAATACCAAACCGGATACTACTATAATACAAGACGTATATGCCGGACAATGGGTCAAAGATTATTCATTGGCTAATTGTAAAATGATGCTCGGCCAAGCCCGCAGTAAGTTTGGACAGATAGCTGGACCACAGGGTGGCACACAACTTAACGGTACAGCATTGATCGGCGAAGCTCAAACCGAAATGGAAAAACTTGTAGACGATCTAATGAAGTTAGTTCCGGGCGGATCCGGCTACACATTTATCATCGGTTGACCTTAACGGAGTAGACCTGCTATAATGTCTTTAATCGGAGGACATTATGATCATAGGTATTTGCGGATTTATTGGCAGCGGCAAAGACACAGTCGCTGACTATCTAGTTAACTTTCACGAATTTAGACGCGAGTCATTTGCCAGCACTCTCAAAGATGCTGTAAGCGCGGTGTTTGGATGGGACCGAACACTGTTAGAAGGGCGTACTAAGGAAGCCCGAGAGTGGCGAGAACAAGTAGACCCGTGGTGGGCAGAACGTCTAGATATGCCCACACTGACTCCTAGGTGGGTACTACAATATTGGGGTACAGAAGTCTGTCGTAAAGGTTTTCACGACGATATCTGGATCGCTAGTTTAGAAAATAAACTCCGCAATAGTAAAGATCATGTAGTAATTTCCGACTGTCGGTTCCCTAACGAAATCGTCAGTATTCGCAATGCCGGCGGTCAAATTGTTTGGGTGCAAAGAGGAGATCTACCCGAATGGTATGATGTTGCCATCGCTGCGAATCAAGGTTATAATTGGGCAGTTCAAGAACTTAAGATGCGTAAAATTCACGCTAGCGAAACAGCCTGGGTTGGCACGGAGTTCGACCATTTGATTGATAATAATGGTACTATAGATGACCTATATAATCAGGCAAAATTAATTGTCAGCAATGAGATCACCCTGGCGCCAAGTTATTCCCTCCTTGCCAAGGATCTGAGCACAGTTACAACAGACAGTTTTTAAATTGCTGTAACGGCAGTTATCCAGATTGCCATCGATGTGAAATACTCTAAATACTTCTCTGTGCGGTGATTTAAAACCGCACTTTTCACATTGCTGCTTCATTTTATAGCCCGATCTAAACCACCTCGGGATACCATGATATACTCCGTGGGACAGGCATATCTCGCACAGACTTCGGTAATAAACTTTACCGTCTTTTTTATAGTTAACGGCTCGAGGTCTATATCCACACTTACATAACGGTCTCATAGAAATATTTACACCTTTTTTGCCCCTTTTTATCTGACTCAAACCGGCCAAAATTATAAAAAGGTGCTAAATACTTTGACATAAGATTAACCCCAGGAGATATTCGAATGGCACTAACATCACCAGGCGTACAAGTTACAGTTATCGACGAGAGTTTTTACACACCTGCAGAACCAGGTACAACTCCGTTGATCGTAATTGCGACGGCCGAGAATAAATCAAATGCAGCTGGGACAGCCACCGCTGCTGCAACAACACAAGCAAATGCAGGAAAAGCATTTAAAGTAACTAGTCAGAGAGATCTAGTTGAAAATTTTGGTGTACCTTTCTTTGAAAAGACCGCAAGTTCTGCACCAATACACGGATCTGAGAGAAACGAATACGGACTGCTTACTGCATACAGCTACTTAGGAGCTTCGAACTCAGCGTTCATTGTAAGAGCCAATATCGATCTCGACGAATTAGAAGGTGCATCAGCAGCCCCGGGAGCAGAACCAGCAGATGGAAAATGGTGGGTAGATACTCAAGCAACTACCTGGGGTATCCAAGAATGGAACGGCGCAGCAGCAACAGTGACAGGCGGTCAAAAGTTTACAAACAAAGTACCTTTAGTGTTTACCAATGACGAAGTTGATCAAATTGACAGCAATGGACCTAAGTCATCAGTTGGTGCGATAGGAGATTATGCTGTAGTGTTCGAAACCATCGGCGACGATGGCACATATACAACAAAATCTGTAGGTAGCTTCGGTGATAAAGAACCAGCAAGAATTTGGTATAAGTCGCCAGGCGGCACATACTCAGGCGGCACACTAATCGCAGCAGGAGACTGGGTGCTAGTTGGTAGCCCAGAATGGAAAGCTAGTTGGGCTGCTGTTTCCGGCACAGCAGTTAATACTACATTAACTACTGGTCAAACTTTTGTTATCAACGGCACTTCTGTAGCAATCGGCGCAGGTGCAAATACTAATGCCAAGTTAACAGCAACAGCTAACACTATTAACGCAGATCCTACCCTATCAGGACAAGGTATCAGCGCCAAGAGAGTTGGTTCAGCACTTTACATATATTCAGACGGCTCAGCAACATTTGATACAGGCGGTGATTCAAGCCAAACTGGTGTCATAGAAATCCAAGCCGGCACAGGCGGATCTGCTCTATTAACTGCACTAGGATACAGTGCCAAAGAGTATTATCCTCCAAGACTTCAAATTAGTCCACACACAACAGTTCCACAATGGAAGACAGCCAGCGACGAACCAAGACCAAGCGGTTCTGCTTGGATCAAGACCACTGAACCAGCCAACGGAGCACGTTGGAGAGTAAAACGTTGGAGCTCTGCAACCAAAACTTGGCAAGCCATTTCAGCACCACTTTACGCTACAGGTCATGCAGCACTTTATTATCTAGATAGATCAGGTGGCGGTGTTAATTTAGCCAAAGACGATGTCTATGTACAATTCAACAGTGACGAAACTTCTACAGCGGCTACTCCAGCAGTGGCTAAATTTAGAGTGTTCCACAGAAAAGCCACAGGAAATACAGAAATTGTTTCCGAAGTAATTACTGGCTCAACATTTAGTTCTGGCAGCAAGAGCTTTACAATGAAACAATCTCGTACAGGAAGTCTTACACTAGATTCTGTCCCAGTTTCGTTTACTGCTACAGCAGATGCCACAGACGTTGAACTAATTGCTACTGCTATCAACGGTGCAGATTTTGGTGTAGATTCCAACGGTGATCAAATTACAAATCTCGTCGAAGCCAGCGTAACTGCTGAAAATGAACTAAAAATAGTTCACAAGAAAGGCGGCGAGATTAGATTTATTGACGGCAGCGGAACTCCAATAGCATTACTATTTGCTGACTATAATCTAGATACAGGTGCAGGCACAGCTAATTTCTATGCATTGCCAGACGATGCAGTTGAAGAATACGTAGCTTCTAATTGGGAGCCATTGGCAGCTGAAGATTTTGCAGCCAGCGGTGATGCACCACTAGATGAACCAGAAGATGGCAGATTATGGTATAATCCAGATTTCGGCGATGCTGATATGATGTATCACAACGGTACAACTTGGGTTGGATATAGAGATGCAACAGCATATCCTAATTCAGATCCTAATGGTCCTCAAGTAGGCGCTACTGAGCCTACTGCTCAAAGCGATGGCACACCATTAGTTGATGGCGATCTTTGGATCAGCACAGCTGATCTAGAAAATTTCCCAACTATCTATCGCTGGGATGCCGTAGCAGATTTAGAATGGAAATTAGTAGATAAAACTGATCAACAAACTGAAGAAGGCGTGTTATTCGCAGATGCTAGATACGGTACAAGTGGAGCGACAGGAAATACTGCGGCCACTATCAAAGCATTGTTAACAAATAATTATTTAGATCCAGATGCACCTGATCCAGATCTATATCCACGTGGTATGATGTTGTATAATACACGTAGAAGTGGCGGTAATGTCAAGCGTTATGAAAACAGCTATATTGACACTGCTGCAGATAACGGACGATACAACGACGAATCAATGTCAGGATATGCTACTGATCGTTGGGTAACAGCTTCTGCTAACAACGAAGACGGTTCTGGCAGCTTTGGACGTAAAGCACAGCGCCAGGTTGTGGTAGCAGCACTTAAGAGTGTTATCGACACCAGCGAAGAGATCCGCGACGAAGAGCGCAGAAACTTTAACCTGATGGCTTGCCCAGGATATCCAGAAGTTCTAAGCAACTTGGTTAATCTAAACATTGACAGAGGTATTACTGCATTCGTAGTCGGAGACACTCCACTACGCCTAGCATCAGATGCTACTACCTTAACAAATTGGGGTACTAATGCAGCTCTAGTAACTGACAACGGCGACGATGGTATTGTTACCTATGACGAATATTGTGCAGTCTACTATCCAAATGGATTTACTACAGATCTAAGCGGAGCCAATGCTGTTGTACCAGCAAGTCATATGATGCTAAGAACTATCGCTCTAAGCGATGCTGTTAGCTACCCTTGGTTTGCACCAGCAGGTACAAGAAGAGGCGGCATTACTAATGCAACCAGCGTAGGATACATTGATGCAGCTACAGGAGAATTCCAAACAGTTGCACTTAATGAAGGTCAACGAGATACACTTTACGATTTAAAAATCAATCCGATTCCATTCTTCGTAGGTGTAGGCCATGTTGCATACGGTCAAAAAACTCGTGCAAGAAACGCTTCTGCACTAGACAGAATCAATGTAGCACGTTTAGTAGTGTATCTACGTAGCCAGTTGAACAAATTAGCTCGTCCATACATATTTGAACCAAACGACAAAATCACTAGAGATGAAATCAAACAGGCCTGTGAGAGTTTATTACTCGAATTGGTAAGTTTGAGAGCATTATACGACTTTGCTGTTGTTTGTGATGAGTCTAACAATACCGATTCTAGAATCGATCGCAATGAGCTATGGGTAGACATTGCTATTGAACCAGTTAAGGCTGTTGAATTCATCTACATCCCACTGCGTATCAAGAATACTGGTGAGATTTAATAGATAAATACAATATCGGAGCATAGAATATGGCAATCACAACATTAAACAATATGTCAATTCAGACTGCAGGTCCTGGTAGTAACCAGGGTCTGCTAATGCCTAAGCTGAAATATCGCTTTAGAGTATTATTTCTGGGATTTGGCACAACAGCAAGTACTGAATTAACTAAGCAAGTAGTAGACATAAGTCGTCCAAAGGTAGGATTTGAAGAAATCGAATTACCTGTGTATAACTCGAAAGTCTATATGGCAGGGAAGTATACGCTGGAACCTGTTACGATCAACGTCAGAGATGATGCAAGTAATAACGTTATCAAGTTGGTTGGTCAGCAGATCCAGAAACAGTTTGACTTCTTTGAACAGTCTTCGGCACGCTCTGGTATCGACTATAAATTTACAACTAAAGTTGAAATTTTAGACGGCGGCAACGGAGCCAACGAACCTTCTATTTTAGAAACTTTTGAACTGTACGGATGCTTCTTACAAAATGCAGATTACGGTGATCTAAATTATGGCACCAATGAAGCTGCACAGATCGCATTAACTATCCGCTTTGATAATTTAATCCAAACACCAAGAGGAACAGGTGTAGGAACAGCAATAGCAAGACAAACAGCTACCGCAGCAGCCACAGGCGGTTCGCAGATATTTACTTTATAAAATATCTAAATCAGCAAAAGCCCGGAGATTCCGGGCTTTTTTTATGACATAAATATTGTATGGCTAATAAATTCATAAGATATCTCACAGGCGACGGTCCAAATAATTTTGTTGGAAATTTTTTCAACGGCCTGCTTGCTCCCAAGGGAATAATGGGCAACTGGCAACATGCCACACGAATATTCATTGATAACACGTTTAGGCTTAGTCCCCGTACAAAATTTTTATTCTATGTACAGTTCGAAATAGACAAAACAAGTTTTCAAGCACCTGCCTTTACTAACCGACACACTGAAGAATTAGGAGTACTGGTAAAATCTGCCGATCTTCCAAAGTTTAATTTTGATACAGAAATTAAAAATCAATATAATAGAAAAAAGTTATTATATAAACAAATTAATTACGAGCCAGTTAATATAACATTCCACGACGACACTCAAGGAATAGTAAATGCATTATGGGCCATATACTACGGAACATACGTACAAGATAGACATAATCCTCAATCCGCTTATTCGGCCTTACACTATAGGCCCTCTGGCGCTGAGTCTCTAGACAATTTTAGATATGGATTAGATGCTAATAAATCCAGTGATATCTTTAAATCTATCAGTATCTATACTATGAGTCGAAGCAGGTTTAACGGTTATACACTAGTGAACCCTAGAATAAAAAGTTGGAGTCATGGTAATGTGGATTATGCAGCGACCGAAACATTAGACAGCACTATGAATCTAGAATACGAAGCTGTTTACTATACGCACGGTACAGTCAGCGAAGGTAGTCCTAAAGGATTTGCTACATTACATTATGATAAGTTACCATCGCCATTAACTGTTGCAGGCGGTGGCACAGCTACTCTCACAGGCGGTGGAGGAGTACTAGCTGGTTTAGAATCTGTGTTTGGAGCTGTGGGCAGCGGAAAAGCATTTGGAAGTTTTGGTGGCTTTTTAGGAACCGCCATAGCAGGCATAAACACTGCAAAGAATATTGGTCAACTTAGCAAAGAAGGTTTAAAACAAGAAGCTATTAATATTATCAGTTCTCCTCAAGGACTCAGTACCATAGGAGGAGTCATAGGTGCAGTATTTCCTAAAAATCAAACCAGTAATTCTACTACGGAAGCATCACAAAAAAGTTTAACTAGCACACCACCAACAATATGACTGAAAGAACTATTAAAACTAATCTACCAATACCTAATGTATCAGATAGTGCAGAAGCAACTAAATTGTTTTTTGATACATACGGGCAGCAACCGTTAGAGTTTTTGTCAGCGGAGGTAGATGCTGCTATTGGATTTTTTGAATCCAGGGGATTTGATAAAGACGCTGGTACTGTTTCGGCAGCAGTTTTATTAAAACAAGCCAAACTAGACGGAATACCTATATTCAAATTGTTGGATCAAATGAAAACCTTGACAGGAACTCAGATCAATATCCTAGTAGGTGAAATTTTAAACAATAACAGAACGATAACATCAACCTTAGGTTTTAAAACTTCCCAGGTAGTTAAAGAATCTCAGGTAAGAAATATTTCAGCCTAATGTCAAAATTTGCACAAGGTCATTTTGAAATGAAAAATCCCGACAAGTATGTTGGGAAGAAAACTCCGTTAGCTCGTAGCTCGTGGGAATTTGTTTTTATGAGAATGCTAGATGAACACACGGGTGTAGAAAAATGGGCTAGCGAATCTATACAAATTCCTTATCGAGATCCTTTTACGGGAAAATACACGATTTATGTTCCTGATTTTTTTATCGTATATGTAGATAAAAATGGCGGTAAACACGCAGAAGTAGTAGAAGTAAAGCCGCAGAGTCAGACACTGCGGGAAAGCGTCGGTAAAAGTCGATATAATCAAGAGCAATACGTAAAAAATTTAGCGAAATGGGAAGCAGCCACTGCCTGGTGCAAGCAACAAGGTATAAAATTTAGGGTGGTAAACGAAGGTGACATTTTCCATCAAGGCAAAAAACGAAGATAAGTACGTTATGACTAAAAAACTTGAAGAATTGTTTAACCTAGAAGATTCTAAAAAAGAAACTTCTAAAAAAACAGAAGAAAAGAAAATTAATCACGAAGAAGTAACTGATCTTGATAAGAGTTATCAGGCTGTAGCAGCTATCACTAAAGATTTGCCTCAGATTAAAGATCTAGAAACCCTAGAAGAAAAAGATCTAGATGCATTGGCTAGAAAAGCAGAAGATGCTTATGACGATCTAATGGATCTAGGTATGAATGTCGAAGTACGGTATGCTAGCAGGATTTTTGAAGTAGCTGGCACAATGATGAAAAATGCTATCGATGCTAAAAGTGCAAAGATTGACAAAAAATTAAAAGCTATAGATCTTCAACTTAAAAAGTACAAGATAGACAAAGATGCAGCCGAAGACCCCAATGACGTTATTAACGGGCAGGGCTATGTAATAACTGATCGAAACGAGCTGCTTAAAAAATTAGGCGGAAAAGCATAAATAATACTATGATGAAAACTTTCAAAGAATATCTATCAGAAAGCAAAAAAGTTTACAACTTTAAAATTAAAGTTGCTGGTGAATTGCCTGAAGCATTTCAAGACCTCCTTAAAGGTAGTCTAGAAAGATGTAAAGTGATTAAGTTAGAAAAATTAAACACTACACCAATTCAAGCACTGCCACTGGATTTTCCTACCAAGAAAAATGCAGAAGTGCATATTTTCGAAGTCATCTGCGAATATCCTATAACAGCTCCCGAAATATCTAATGATTTAAAAATGTTAGGCTTAGACGAGGACTGCTTTAGAGTTAGAGGTAGCGGAGAGCCCAGCGAAGTTGAACAAGCTTTAAATAAAGAAATTATCAATCCAGACGGATTGTTGACTGACAGCCAATATAAAGAAGCACCCAATGCTAAACATAAAGATTATTTTGGTGACGATTTCAATAAAGGTTTTTTAAAAGATTTAGAAAAATCTTCTAAACAAAGAAAAAAAGAAAGTACAGGGCCGCAAGAATTTAAACTGCCCAAGGCTAAAGAAGATAAGGCCGGCCTTAAAAGCGCCATGGGGAGTAAATAATGGATTTTCACCAACTACTAGCTAAGATGCAGGAAATAGATACACCTGTTCCTGAACAAACAACCAACGAAATGGGCTGCGGAGATAATCCTATGCCGCCTATGCCATCGATGCCGCAGAAGCCGGATACACCTCCACCTACCATGAGTATCAATCTAAATGCTCAAGGTATGGACAACATTGAAGATCTAATGAAGTTGGTGACTAAAGTAAATCCAGACATGGACAAACCGTCTATGCCACCTTTACCAAGTCTAGGTGCTGAACCAAGCATAATGAGCATCAAACCCGAAGCACCCCCAATGTCGGGCATCGGCGACTTAGGTAATCTAGATGCGGGTCCTTTAAAGATGTTACCTGATCTAGACAAAGAAGAACCTCGTATGGAGCCCGATGGCGACGACGAAGTTTCAAAAGCACACGGTGATTTAGACAATGATGGTGATCACGACATGGATGATCACGACATGGAAAAGAAGAAGGACAAAGAAGAAGGTTTTGCAAATGGTATGGAAGATGATACTGAACCTGAATATAAAGACACCGACTATATGATGAATAAGTTGTCGGGTGGATTAGGACGTCAACAAACAATGTACAAACATAGTTATAAACAAGGCGATAATCCGATGGCTATGGAAAACACAGATTTAAGAGCACAGATTCGTGCAGAATTACAAAGAAGATTAGCAGAAGCTAAAGGAGTGAAATAATGGCAGACTTATTTGCTTATGACGTAGCTAACGGAACTAGCATAACAACTAATGCGAGAAAACTATTAGGTGATGGTACCAGCGGAGTTGGTCCGTACACAAGTTTCGGAACCCCAAAGCTTCAAGCATTAAAAATCGTTTCAGCTACTATAAATTTTTCAACAACTGCTAATGCAGCAAACAGTAATCTTTACAAAGCTGTTACTGCGTTACAGACCTTAGCGGAAATTTATTATGTGGGCGTTCCTGGAAATACAGCCACAGGCTTTGTAGTACTAGTACACCTAAATAAAACTGATACAGGTGATGGCTTTGGTGCTAGCACTAGCTATAACGGTACCTATGAAAATATCGAAGACGGAATCAGAGCAGCATTGGGAACAGCAGAAGATGATGTTACAATAACCAACGTAACCTTGTCAGGAATGACTTTCGCTTAAAACGCTCAAATTAATCAAATAGGCTCTTCGGAGCCTATTTTTTTCATTAAATAAAGTTATGGGAAAATCACTAGACGGCGTTTTAATTAAAAAAGCTCATAAAACGCAGAAGTATACACTAGAAGAAGTTGAGCATCTAGAAAAATGCATGGATCCGGTTGACGGTCCGTTGTATTTCATGCGAAATTTTCTAAAAATACAACATCCTGTACGAGGAGCGATTGCATTCGAACCTTACGATTATCAGGTAAGATTAATAGAAGCATATCATAACCATAAAGATGTTATCGCTATGCTACCTCGACAGATGGGTAAAACTACCTGTGCCTGCGGATACCTTTTGTGGTTCACACAATTTGTTCCTGAAGCACAGGTTCTGATTGCTGCTCACAAATATGAAGGTGCTCAGGATATCATGAATCGATATCGCTATGGTTATGAAAATCTTCCAGATTTTATTAGAGCAGGGGTTATAAGCTATAATAGAAATACTATTGAATTCGATAACGGTGCTCGTATTCAAGCAACTACTACCACAGAAAATACGGGTCGTGGTAAATCTCTTTCATTAATTTACTGCGACGAGTTCGCATTCGTACAACCGCCGGAAAAAGCCAAGGAATTTTGGACTGCGTTATCGCCGACCTTGTCCACAGGCGGCCGCGCTATTATCACTTCGACTCCCAACTCAGACGAAGATCAGTTCGCTATGATTTGGACTGAGGCAAGTAAGAAATTTGACGAATACGGTAATGAACAAGAGATAGGAGTTAACGGTTTTTTCAGTTACTTTGCTCACTGGAACGAGCATCCTGACAGGGACGAAGAGTGGGCAAGAACTGAAAGAGCAAAAATAGGAGAAGAACGTTTCCGTAGAGAATTTGACTGTGAATTCTTGATCTTCGACGAAACACTAATTAATGCAGTTAAGTTGGCAGAGCTTCAAGGAAAAGAACCTTCAATGACCATGGGTCAGACTCGTTGGTATAAAGATATAGATCCAAGAGCCACTTACCTAGTAGCATTAGATCCCAGTTTAGGCACAGGGGGAGACTACGCTGCTATTCAGGTATTCGAAATGCCTAGCATGGAACAGGTAGCAGAGTGGAGACATAATCTAACACCTATACAAACCCAGATAAAACATCTAAGAGAAATTTGCAAGTACATAGAAACTAGATCTCAAGAAAAGGGCAGCGCAGCACAGATTTATTACAGCGTTGAAAACAATACGTTAGGCGAAGCTGCTTTAATTGTTATTCGAGATATTGGCGAAGAAAACTTTCCGGGGTTATTCTTATCTGAACCCATAAGAAAAGGACACGTTCGTAAATTCCGTAAGGGATTTAATACAACACATAGAACTAAAATTTCTGCTTGCAGCCAATTAAAAAATCTTTTAGAAACTAGTAAAATGAGGATATATTCAAAACCCTTGATATCAGAACTAAAAACCTATGTAGCACACGGTATTGGGTTTGGAGCTAAAACCGGAGAACATGACGATTTGATTTCGGGCATTTTGTTAGTTATACGAATGGCTAATGTACTCAGTGACTGGGATCCTCATATCTACGAAAAAATGACGGAGAAAATCTCAGAAGAGCAGATGCCTATGCCTATATTTGTAAGCACTGGATTTTGATAAATACAACTATGAATGCAACAAATAATATAGCTACGGACTTATTCTTTAAAATTAGAAGCAGATTCCAGGGGTTGAAATTAGGCGATGAGATGGGCCAAATTACTATCAATCCTGAAGATGCGAGATTTTTTGACTTTGACTATATGGAAGGAGAACGCCCTATAGGACACGTCAGTGTAAGTCTAGCTGAACCTAATTCTATGAAAGTCTATTTCAGTTCTGGCATCACAGAATCGATGGACAGTACCCAAAAAACTAATTGGTACGGATTTCTAAAAGAATTAAGAAATTTTGCCAAACGACGATTGATGGCGTTTGATACTAGAGATATCGCAAAAGATAATCTAGATAAAAGAGATTATGAATTTCTTTCTCAATATAACAAGCCTAAACCATCTGAACCAAATCAAGTAATACAACAACCAGTTGGAGAAAATATTATGACAAATGTTGTCAGCGAAAGCTCTTTGTACGGATCTAAAACTGTGAGCTACCAAAAATTAGAAGATACTCGACTAATAATTAAACACAATCAAGCAGTAATGGATGACACACAGCCGGGTGCAAGAACTAGAAATATTTCAGCACTGTTTGTAGAAAATCAAGATGGCGAGAGATTCAAATATCCGTTTGTTCATCTAGCAGGTGCTCGAGCTATGCAACGCCATGTAGCCAATGGCGGTTTGCCGTATGACGACATAGGTAAAAGTATTATTGGAATGAGTGAAGAAATCGCTCAATTAAAGAGCTTTGGCAATTATGTTGTTCGTAATGATCTAATGAATTCAATGAATAACAATATTGTAGAACGTAGTTCAGAATATCTAAACGGATTAAGAGAACAAATCAAGGCATTATCTAAACAGAGCCATTATGAAGCTTATAGAGAAAATTTTGAGGCACAAGAAAGATTAGATGTACCAGAAGAAGTTGTAGAACAATTTACTGATCAATTTACAGTTAGGAACTTCAAAGAAGATATTAAAAACGTATTTCCGGTATTATATAAATTAATGAAAGAAAACGAAATAGGCTATGACGACATAGTCGAAATGACAACACAAGCAGAAATAGACGAAGAGACTGCTGTGCATAACAACGACCCTTTTGAAAATTTTGAAAAGTGGGTGTACGCACTAGGCGAAGAATCGGCTATAGTGAGCCAAGATCAAGAAGAACAACAGGCAGCTATACAACAATTACAGGAACTAGTAGGCGAGCATTTTCCGGCTGGAGTAGACGGATCGAATGCTATAGAAAGTTTAAAAGGCATAATTGAGGATCCCGAACTATTCAAACAGATCAAAGATCAGGCTAAAGAAGATCCTGATAGCTGTGTTAGAGGGTTAGTTAAGGATTGGTTGGAATCTAATTCTCCGGAAGTGGTAGATCAATTAGATTTTGGAGATTTTGTTGAAGAGCCTGCGGCCGGCGAAGAGCCTGCAGCAGAGGTTCCAGCAGAGGTTCCAGCAGAAGAACCTCAAATGGCAGACATGGATCAAGGGCAAGAACCGCAGAAACTTAGCGTTCAAGAATTAGCAGAATTTATCACTTCATTCTATGACAAAGAATCAGGTACATTCCCTAAAGGCCCAGAAGGCGTATGTACTATGGTAGGCAAGAAATTTGGCGAACAGGCGGAAAATGTTGCTCGTAAATTTGTAGAGCGTATGGCTCCGCAACAGACCACTGAACAAAATCCAGAATTGGCAGAATTGGCAAGAGTTAGAGAACTAGCAGGCTTATAAGATTGTTCGTAGCAGTGAAATTGGGCACTTTGGTGCCCTTTTTCTTGACATTAATGTCAACGTAAGTTTTTCTAAGACGTTATATATATACGCACAGCAATTTCGCTGTCGTAAATTCAAAAAAGGAGATTTCATATGAAATCAGTTCTAGCTCTAGTAGCATCATTATTCGCAGTATCCGCTTTCGCACAAGCACCCGCAGCACCCGCAGCACCCGCTAAAAAGGAAGAAGCCAAACCGGCAGCAGCCGCTCCAGCAGCCAAGCCAGCTGACAAAAAGGTCGAGCCTACCAAAAGCGACGCTAAGAAAGACGCAAAAGCCGAGCCTGCTAAGAAGTAATCCTCATCGAACGATTATTTTATCTTTAGATGATTGTGAAATTGAATTTGTCTTTGAAGATTCAATACATAGAGGTTACAATACTCCGAAGATAGAACATGACGAGGACAACGATCTTCCTGAATATATACGATGGAGATTGTTCTTAGCTAGACAGTTAGCTTTGCTCAAATATAGAGAAATCCACGGTTAACGTGGATTTTTCTTTTGGTGAAATAATATTCACATTTGATAAGAAACTATTTGCATTTGCTAAATAAAAAGCGCATAATAGTTGTTATGCGAAAGGCATATAAAAAGTCATTTACATTAAGGCATAAGGAGGCTACAAAATGGCAACACTAGCAGAAATTCGTGCTAAACTTCAAGAAGCACAAAACAAAACTTCAGGAAACTCCACCGGCGGTGGCGACAACGCAATTTACCCACATTGGAATATGCAAGAAGGCAAAGAAGCCGTAGTACGTTTCTTACCTGATGGCAACGCCAACAATACATTCTTCTGGGTAGAACGTGCAATGATTAAATTGCCGTTTGCGGGTGTAAAAGGAGAAACTGATTCGCGTCAGGTACAAGTACAGGTCCCCTGTGTAGAAATGTACAACGATGGTACTGTTTGTCCAATCCTATCAGAAGTACGTGGTTGGTTTAAAGACAAATCACTAGAAGAAATGGGCCGTAAGTATTGGAAGAAACGTTCATACATCTTCCAAGGATATGTGGTTGAAGATCCACTCAAAGAAGATACTACACCAGATAACCCTATCCGTAGATTTATCATTGGTCCTCAAATCTATCAAATCATCCGTTCAGCACTAATGGATCCAGAGTTGGAAGAATTGCCAACTGACTTCCTGCGTGGTGTTGACTTCCGCATCGCTAAAACCAGCAAAGGCGGTTTTGCTGACTACAGTACTTCAAAATGGAGTCGTCGTGAGCGTTCATTAACTGACCAAGAGAAATCGGCGATCGAGTCGCACGGACTCTTTAATCTTTCAGACTTCTTGCCTAAAAAGCCCACAGACGTCGAACTAAAAGTAATGAAAGAAATGTTCGAAGCATCAGTTAACGGAGAAGCTTATGATATGGACCGTTGGGGTCAATATTTCAAGCCAGCCGGAATGAGTGCTGCCACAGGCGATCCGAATAAAGCTGTTGCTAGACCTCAAGTCGATGAAGATGCCGACGACGAGCCTGTGTCGACTGCAAAATCTGCACCTGCAACAGCAGCGCCAGCAGCATCAACAGCTAACGGCGATAATTCAAGTCGTGCGCAAGACATCCTTGCGATGATTCGCAATCGTAAACAGTAATAGTTAATACGGCCCGAACCTCTGAGACCTAGTCTTACCGTTCGGGTTTTTCATTCCAGGAGACTTAAATGACAAAATTATCTAAACTAACGAAAGTAAGTGAATCGATCACGATTTACCGTTATGATAACGGCTGGATGGTAGAAGTAGGTGGTCGTAATAAAAAAGAGGACTGGGCAAACACAAAAACTCTTTGTAACACCGAAGAAGAATTGATTCAGCTAATTAAAGAATATAATAGTATGGAGTTAGATCAATAATGGCAAAAGCATTTGATATTTCTAAATTTAGAAAGTCAATTACAAAGTCTATCGAAGGCTTGTCAATTGGCTTCAATGATCCAACCGATTGGGTCAGCACAGGTAATTACGCATTGAATTATCTGATCAGCGGTGATTTCCACAAAGGTGTTCCGTTAGGTAAAGTGACTGTATTTGCAGGTGAGAGTGGCGCAGGAAAGTCATACATCTGTTCTGGTAATCTTATTAAGGCGGCACAGGCACAGGGCATTTATCCTATCTTAGTTGATACAGAAAATGCGCTCGACGAAGATTGGCTAAAAGCATTAGGTGTTGATACCAGCGAAGATAAGTTATTGAAACTTAATATGGCTATGATCGACGATGTAGCAAAGACCATTACAGAATTTGTTGCAGAATATAAAGCAATGCCAGAAGAAACTCGTCCTAAAGTTTTGTTCGTGCTCGATTCTCTCGGTATGTTGCTCACTCCAACAGACGTTAATCAATTTGAAGCAGGTGATTTAAAAGGTGATATGGGTCGTAAGCCTAAGGCATTAACAGCACTTGTTCGTAACTGTGTGAATATGTTCGGTTCATTGAACATTGGTCTAGTAGCAACTAACCACACATACGCAAGTCAGGATATGTTTGACCCAGATGACAAGATCTCCGGCGGTCAAGGTTTCATCTACGCTTCATCTATAGTTGTTGCAATGAAGAAACTTAAACTTAAAGAAGATGATGACGGCAATAAAATTACAGAAGTACGTGGTATTCGTGCTGCCTGTAAGATTATGAAAACACGTTATGCTAAACCTTTCGAATCAGTGCAGGTAAAGATTCCCTACGAAACAGGAATGAATCCATATAGCGGTTTAGTAGATTTAGCCGAGGCTAAAGGCATTCTCAAGAAAGAAGGCAATAGTCTTGCATATACGACCAAAGATGGAGAAATCATCAAGCAGTTTCGTAAGGCGTGGGAAAGAAATGAGAACGGCGGATTAGATGCCATTATGTCAGACATTTCAAAACACGGTGAAAATTCCGTTTCCGAGATAACTAATAAAGTTGAACCTGAAACGGAGACAGTCTAAATGAAAGATGATTTAATTGCAGATATCTGGACCCTGGTAGTTGAACATATTCCTGAAAAACATAGAACTGACGTTGCTTTTGATTTCGTTAACACATTAGTCGATCACGGAATTAAAGACACAGTGTTAGAAAGTCTACAAGGAATTGATCCCTATCTTGACGGTGCTATTGAATACGCAATCGACGGTGAAGAAATCGAAGACGAAGAAGATTATTACGAAGATGAGGAATAAATGAATTGGTATGATCGAGTTTCGAAAGATATCTCACAAATACCAGATGCTGTGGCATACTATGAAGCTGAATTATTAGCAGCAAAAATAGATTCTCGAATAACGGGAAATCTTGAAAAAGCTGCTGCTAATATGCCCGGCATTGTAGAAAATCGATTTAACCAACTTCAAGAAATTGAAGCCATATTAGAATATCTTAATATCGAACTTCGACGACTTCGCAGTCAGCATTTTCGTAAATATCTTGAAAATTACCAGCGCAGTCTATCTTCCAG